AACAAATCCGAGAACCGTTTCGAGACAATTGGTATTATCGGCAACGCCCATGCCTCCGATCCCGACAAATGGCTGAATACCCGCGCCGAAATGTATGACACCATTCGGGAAAGAATGCTCAATGGTGGAATTGATATTGATGAAGATGACCGGGACATGATTGACGAACTCGGGGATTTGGAATATCACTTCAAGAACTCCCGCAGTGTTTTGCAGGTGGCGTCCAAAGAGGAAATACGGGCTAAAACCGGAAAATCCCCTGACTTTGCCGACGCCGCAGCCTACGCGGCAATGGATTTGTCCATCGACCCCACGGACCCGGTGAGCAAGCTCCGCCCCGGCGACGAATACGAAATATCTCTGGCAGAAATGTTCAGCGAAATGGAATCAATCATCAGCCCGATGTGACCTGCTTACTAGTTTCATACTCTTGGTAGACTGTGTAGTAATCAATTCACCAAGGGAGACTCATGGCTAAGTGGGGATTCGGCAATTCAGCCGAGTTGGACGCAAAGACAGCTGCGCAACTCGAAGAGCTGAAGGTGGAAAACACCGCTCTCGTGAACGGCATGGAAATCCTTCAGGAGAACATGGCCGACGTGGTGCTGGCTCTGGACAACCAGGGCTGGAACCCGATGGGTGAAGACCTCGACATGACCGAGGTTCCCCTGTACACGATCAAGAAGACCGCGCGCACTACCCGTGCGCTGCTGGTCATCAACCCCCTGGTCAAGCGTGGCATGTCCGTCCGCAAGGCGTACATCTGGGGCAGCGGCGTCGATTTCAAGGGCTTGGACCTCAAAGACAAGTTCATCAAGTCCCCCAATGCCCAGAAGTACCTCATCTCCCCCAAGGCGTGCGCCGAGATGGAGGACTGCCTTGGCACGGACGGCAACTACTTCCTGCTGGCCACCAAGGACAAGTTCTATTCCAAGCGCGGGCTCATGCGGCTCCCCCTGATCCAGATCACCGGCACGGTCTCGAACCCGGACAACCACGAGGAAATCTTCTTCTACCGTCGTGAATGGCTCCGGGTGGTCAACAGTGCCGACACCGAGGCTGAGACCTCCGCCATGGTGATCGAGTACGTCCCGGCCATCGACTACGACATGCAGGCCAGCGGACGCCCGCGCATGATCCGGGGCTACCCGGTGAACTACAACTCCGTCATCGCCCACCACGCGGTCAACAAGCAGACCGGCTGGAAGTGGGGCGTGCCTGACATCATGCCCGTCATGTTCTGGGCCAAGGCACACAAGGAGTTCCTGGAGAATCAGGCCACGCTGGTCAAGGCGTACTCCCAGTTCGCTTTCAAGGCCACACTCCCCACCCGCACGGGTGCAGGAGCCGTCGCCACCAAGGTGGCCGCACAGCCCTCCCGAGACCCGTTCACGGGCGAGTCCAACGGCGTGGGAAGCACCTTTGTCGGCGCTGGTGGTGCCACGCTGTCCTCGGTGGGCCGCACGGGCGGCTCCGTGGACTTCAAGGCTGGGCTCCCGCTGGCTGGCTACGTCGCAGCTGGCCTGAACGTGCCCCTGAACGAACTGACCGCTGATGCCGGGGACGCCAACCGCTCCTCGGCTGAGACCCTTTCGGACTCCAACGAGAAGGTCATGAAAGCGCGGCAGGATGAGCATAAGAGGTTCCTCTCCGGTGTCCTGGAATACCTCGGCTACCCGGACATCGACGTGATCTTCCCGCCGATTGCCATGGAAGCCGTCTACCGCCAGATTCAGTCCATTCAGCAGGCTGCAGGTCTGAACGTCATGTCGGATAAGGAAATCCGTGAACTGCTCCTGAAGGCGTTCGACATCGACACCGATGACGGGATGCCCACTGAGGACCAGATGAAGAACCTGCTGCTGTCCATCACGCTCGCGGGTGAGCAGGCTGCTGAGCAGAAGGCAGCAGCCCAGAAGACAGCTGACCAGACGGCCTTGGGCGGGGCCAAGAAGCCAGACAGCAGCATGAAGTCCTACGGTGACAACCAGCACCGCAAGGACGCCACAGACGCCGCGCGCTCCGGGGCTAAGGGCTAGGCCATGCTGGCCGGTCAGATCGGGCTGGTTCGCCACTCCGAACACTGGGTGGGCAAGACTGTGGAGTGGGCCACCGACTCCACAGCTTGCCACGTCGTGGTCTTTGTCTCCGAGACCGAGTGCGTGTCTGCTGAGCCGATGCTGGTCCGACTCCGCGACCCCAAGACCTTCCACTCGCTGGAGGTCTCTCGGTTTGATCTGACGGACGATCAGGCACACGCCATCGTGATGAAGGCCCGGTCCATGGTTGACAGGCCGTACAACGTCCCCGCGATCATCTGCCTCCTCGCGTCCAAGGTGTTCAGTGTGCCGATCCCCCGGTTCGTTGTGAAGTGGCTGGAGCGTAACCCCGGACTGGATTGCTCCCAGCTCACGGACATTGCCTTGGAGGCCGGTGGACAGACATTATTCGGCCACGATTCCGTGCTGGTGGTCCCCGGCCATTTCGAGGCTTATTACCGCGCGCAGGGCTGGCTGAGTGAGCAGCAGGTTGTAAACCCTGTTTAGTAGGTCTGTATTTCTGAGCGTCTAAATACCTAAATGATAAGATTGGGTTTAGACGATTGGAGTTTCCCTGTGACCATTACGCAAATCACTGAGGCGGGCGCGCTTGCACCGGCTCAACTGACGGGCAAAACATGGAAGATCAAGGTAATTGAGGGTGACCGCAAAGGCTCCTCAGCCTATTACCCCAAAGAAGCCCTGCAAGAAGGTGCTCCGCTGTTCAAGGAAAACACCAAGATTTTCCTGAACCACCCCACGCAGGATGACAAATTTAACCAGCCGGAACGCCGGGTGCAGGATATTGCCGGGTATTTGACCGAGGGTGCCACGTATGACGGCAAAGACCTTTATGCAAATGCCACCTTCCTCCCCCAGTACCAGGAAATGGTCAAGGAACTCGCAGAGCGCGGATTGATCGGAATGTCGATCCGCGCCGAGGGGGAAGTTTCCGAGGCATCCGGCACCAAAACACTCACCCGATTCACCAAGGTCCACTCCATTGATGTGGTGACCGAGGCCGGTGCCGGTGGCGGTTTTGTGAAATTGCTCGAATCCGAAAAAGTTTCTGCGCCCGAGAGTGGTGCAGAGTCCCAAAAAGAAAAGGAATCTCTCATGGAGAAAGAAATTGTTGAGGCTCTGGCGACTCTCAAAACTGAGATGTTGGAAGCCCTCACGGCTGCACTGGCAGAGGCCAAAAAGCCTGCTGTCAAGGACTCCAAGAAGGAGGACGACGCCGAAGGCCCCGAGGATGGCAAGCCGGACGCTGAGGACAAGGCCGAGGGTGAAGACGGCTTTGGTAACCCGATCAAGAAAAAGAAGCCCGTTGTCAAGGAATCCGCTTCCTTTGCCGAGATCGACAAGGCACTGACCGAGGCCAAGCTGCCCTCCGCTTCCCGCACCTCGGTTTTCGCTCTGGTTGAGGCTGGCGCTGACCTGAAGGAAACCGTTGACGCCGAAGCCGCCAAGGTGAAATCCATTCTCGAAGAAGCCGACCATTCCTTCAAGGGTTATGCCCACGATGAAAAGAGCGCAAAGAGCCTGGAAGAAGCCACTGCCGGGATTATTGACAACCTTTATGGAATCAAGGCAGTAAACGGCAAGTAGTTTTTCGCGGCAATTCTCCTGAATTGCCAATGCGGTATTCTTGTATTAGCGATGAAAGGTGCCAATAATGGCAAAGAATGAAGTTTTCAAAGACGCGGAAGGGCTTTCCCTCCCCGTCGCAACCGGCGTAAAGTCGGGCACTGCCCTCCGAATTGGCATCCTGAATGCTGTTGCCCAGACTGATGAAGGTTCGGTAACCAACCCGGATTACGTCTTTGCCGGAATTGCACAGCCCACTGGCGGTATCGGTAACGAGGCTGGCTATGCGACCGTCAAGACCACGGGTGCGTGGATTGTCACCGTCACAGGTTCAACGACTGTCGGCTCGGCTGTCTACATCAAGGCCGATGGCACACTGACCACGGCCTCCACTGGCAACTTCCTCTGGGGTGTGGCTCTCCGGGCCAGCACCGCTCCGGCAACCCCTGTCATCGTCCGCATTCTCAACCCCGGCCAGACCGTCGCTAGCGCGTAAGGAAAATGACTATGGAACTTGTACTCCCCAAGCACATCGAGGAGACCGCCAAGATTTTCGGTGACGCTCTCCACGGTGACTTTCGCGCACGCGGCATCATCAAGTCCGTCGTTGACGGCCAGCTGTCTGAAGCAATTTCCAGCTCTGACTTGGCGCAGACGTTCGCTTTTGTGAACGCCGCTGCTCTCCAGGCTCAGTACGCGACACTCCCCACTACGTGGACCGAGTTCGCCAAGCGGGACATCTTCGAGGACTTCAAGCCCAAGTTCCAGAAGGAACTGGTCTTCGACTACGACCAGGACCTTGCTGACAACGGTGGCCACGTCACGGCTCCGGGCTCCCTCCCGGTTGTTCCTGAACTGACCGAGTACCCCGCGTTCAGCTTCACCACGTCCGCCAAGGCGCTTTCCATCTACAAGTCCGGTGCTCGCATCGGCTTCTCTTGGGAAGATGTCATCAACGACAACTGGAACTTCATTGCCCAGCTGCCCGGACGTATGGCCCAGTACGCCAAGAACACCGAGGAAACCGAAGCTGTCAAGGTTCTTGTGACCGCTACCGGTGCCAACCCGGACACGTTCAACGCGACGAACCTGAACGTCGTTGACAACAAGCAGCTCTCCATCGACTCGCTGGCTTACGCCAAGCGCACGGTGCGTCAGCGCAAGTGGAACAACAACTTCATCACGGTTCCCAAGTTCGCACTCGTTGTCCCGTCCGCCATGCGTGACTGGGCCGAGCGCATCCTGAGGATCACCGAGATTGAGTCGGTCTCCGGTGACCCGGCTGTTGCAGGCAAGGGCCAGCAGCGGTTCAAGTCGCAGGTCTCCAACTCCGATGTTGTGCTGGTTGTCAACGACTGGCTGACCCAGATCGACAAGTCGGCCACCGCAGCCACCAGCTGGTACTTGGTTCCCTACCAGGGTTCCGATGGTATCCGCGACTGTGTTGTGGTGAACTTCCTCCGCAACCACGAGGCACCAGAGTTCCGCCAGTCCAACGCTGGTGGCCTGTTCCTCGGCGGCGGGGCTGTCCCGACGCTGGCTGGCTCGCTCCGCAACGATGACGCGGAGTACCGTGTGCGTCACGTAGTGCGAGGCGGCTTCTGGTTCGCATCGAACAGCTACGCCTCTACCGGTACCACTGCTTACACCGAGCCTTGGTCCACGTTCGCCTAATAGCTTAGGCCCCATGGAAAGCCCCAGCGATGAGCGTATCTCGCTGGGGCTTTCCCCATATATCCACCCATTCTTTGAAAGGACCAGCCCATGTCCGGCCAGACTCCACAGATTCTTGTTTCCCAACAGCTCGGCACCGTTGACGCTGCTGTTTACACCGTTCCTGCCGCCACCTCAGCCACCGTTGCAACCGCCTCCATCTGCAACGTGACCGCTTCAACGGTCAACGTCTCAGTGTCCCTCGTACCAAAGGGCGGAACGGTTGGCGACACTACCCACCGTGTGCTGAACGTGTACCCGCTCGCCGCCAACGACACCTTTGAACTGACAATGTTCAAGGGAGCCGAGTTCGGCCCCGGTGACATGATTGCCGCCTTCGCAGCAACCGCAGCAGCCGTTGATCTTGTGGTGACAGGTTCGGTGTTCGCATGAGCCGCTCAGTCCTTCAATCAGGCTCCACCCTGAGCCCTCCCAGCACGGGGGCTATCACGGACGCCCAGTTGCCTGTTACCGCGCAGGCAGCGTCACTTAATGCCACTTATCTGAAGCTCGGCCACACGGATTACCTGACCGCCACCAACCCGATGATCGAACTAGCCACCAGCGCCGGGAGCGGCCGTGTATTCCACCTGCTTTCCGGTATCGGGTCCACCTCGGAAGTCGCAGGGATCGGTGTAGATCATGACGGCTCCCAGGGTTTCACGTTCAGCGTGAAAGCCAACGCTGGCATCGGTATCGGCATGAATCTTGAAACCACTTCAGGCTCGGATTCCATCGGTATACTCGGCTCCACATTCTCAGGCGCAAAGGTCATGGAACTCCGGAAGGGCTCCCAGAACGGCGGTGTACTCGTATCGCTCCGCGCCGACTACGGCGGGTCCGGGGCACTCTTCGAGTGGGGCCTCGCGGGACCATCGGTGGCCGCCACGTTGACTGTTGTGGGATCAACGGTCAACGTCACCGCGCACGGCCTCACGGCGGGTCAGAGGCTCACCTTCTCCGCGATCACCGGGACGACGGGGATCGCCAACGGAACCACCTACTATGT